CGCACCTATCCCAAGATGGAACATGGCGCGGGTGGTGGCGAAGGTCGGCTTGAGAAGATCGCCGAATATGGCCTGAAGCCGACCAAGTCAAAGAGATAAGGAATTTGAAGCTGGGTTCGGTCTCAGCTTCGAATAGACCGGTGGGCGAGACCCCTCTCCCGCTCACCGGTCTTTAATCCAAGGAGAGGGGCAACCAGAGGGGTGGTTGAATGTTAACGTACAGCGACATGTTTGAGCGCGAGCTGCGTAAGTTTATCACAACAGAGATTGACCGACTTCTTGAGAATGTCGGCCATGGCATGGGCGTTGCCGACTACGCTCAATACAGCAAACTTGTCGGCGAAATCGCGGGCCTTCGCAGAACTTTAGAGTTTTGTGAAGAAGCGCGTCTTTTCGTCAATCAACAAAGATAGAGGGGTATCTACAATGGCGCTAATCATGGAACATGCGGCAGAACCAAAAGAAGAGTTGTTAAAGCAACTTGGGAATATTTCCACGTTGGAAATATTTGGAAATGAGGTTTTGGTCGCAATTTACATTCGCCCACAGAAGACTTCATCAGGAATTTTCCTTACCGATAATTACCGCGATGAAGACAAGTGGCAGGGAAAAATGGGTCTTGTTGTTAAAAAAGGCTCAAATTCAATGGTTTCGCCAAGTGATGAAGTTCAAGTTGGCGACTGGGTGCTTTTCCGTCCTTCAGATGGCTGGGGACTGAACGTAAATGGCGTGATGTGTCGGCTATTGGATGATCGAGTCATTCGTGGCCGCCATCCGTCTCCCGATACCGTTTTCTAGGAGATAAAAAATGGTTAATTCCACAGAAGAGCAGATTGAAATCGATATTGGCGAACCGGTACAACCGGAAAAGCCAGAGAAAAAGAAAAAAGAACCCGAAATTGAAGTTGTAAAGGCTGAAGAAGCGCCAGCTCGGCGTGAAATTTTGCCTGAAGATGGTATTCGGGAGCTTAAATTTCAGCTTGAGCAGGAAAAACTTGCCCGTGCCGAAGCTGAAAAACGCGCCCGCATGGCCGCAGAACGTGAGTATGCGGCTAAAAATGAGGTCACAGACACAAATCTGAGCCTTATTACCAATGCGATTAGCACAACGCAGCAGGAAACCGCGTATCTAAAGACTGGATATCGGGATGCGATGGCTAGTGGCGATTATGACAAAGCGGCTGAGATTCAGCAGCGCATGTCAGACAACGCCGCACGGATTTTGCAGCTTGAAAATGGCAAAGATGCCCTTGAAAAGCAGGCTCGGCAGGCTCCTGTCTATCAGCAACAGCCAGTTGACCCAGTAGAAGCCCTTGCTGGCCAACTAAGCCCTCGTTCTGCGGCTTGGATACGCAGTAATCCCCAGTTTGCTACTGACCAGCGCCTCTTTCAGAAGATGATTGCGGCACATAACTTAGCCCTGGCGGATGGGTTAACCCCGGACACGGACGATTATTTCGCAACGGTCGAAGATGCCTTGCGTATTCGTCGCCCTGAGCCTGTCTATAGCGATCCGATGGCAGAAGCTGCTACCGTGACGCAAAAGCGATCTGCGCCACCTGCCGCTCCTGTGTCGAGGGGCGGAGCTGGAATGGGAAGCAATCCCAATCGGGTTACTTTGACCGCTGCTGAGCGGGAAATGGCCCAAATGATGGGAATGACTGACAAGGACTATGCCATCAACAAGCTTGCCCTTCAGAAAGAAGGCAAACTTAACTAGGAGTTGGAAATATGGAAACCGAAGAAACTCGCCCCGTTGGACGTCCTCGCAGCCTTCTTGCTGGTCGTGTAAAGCCTGAAGTCACGGTCGATGCGATCCCGGTTGTAGCGCGTGAAGAAAGCCCTCGTGATCGCGCCGCCAAGCGCGCTGCGGAATTGCGCGGCCATATTGGCAACATGGACAGCGGCACAGACGACTTTTTTGTTCCGCCCGAGTACATCCCTGATGGTTGGTCTTATGAGTGGAAGCGCAAGACCAATGTTGGCATGGAAGACCCGGCTTATCAGGTTCAGCTATCCCGCATGGGATGGGAGCCTGTCCCGGCGTCTCGTCATCCCGCAATGATGCCCGATGATAACAAGTATCAGGTCATCGAGCGCAAAGGCATGATCTTGATGGAACGGCCAAAAGAAATCACTGATGAGGCCCGTGACATCGAACTTCGCCGCGCCCGTAACCAGATCCGCCAAAAGGAAGCCCAGCTTGCATCGGCTCCTGATGGAACTTTGACGCGCGATCATTCTCAGGCAAAGCCTAAGATTTCAAAGAGTTACGAGGCAATTCCTATTCCTCGGGATTAATTTTAAACAATGTAAAGGGGGCTTAAAAACGCCCCCTTTACATATATGTTTTTTTGTGTGTAGAATGATTGCACAGCTTGCATAAGCTTTTTTCCCCCCGTTGTGGGAAAATAACATGCCCTGTTTCCTAGTCGCCCCGTTGCGCGATGACCGGAAATTTCCTTAAAAAGGAGAACCCGTCATGGCGAATACTTCTGCGCCTTTCGGTTTCCGTCAGTGGAGCGGCACTGGTTCCGCCCCGACGTATGAACAGACCGCGGCGAATATCGCTTCCGGTAATACTACGCCCATCTTCTTTGGCGACCCCGTGGTTCAGCTCAATACTGGCTTTATCACTCAGGCGTCGTCCAACTCCACGCAGATCGCTGGCATCTTCGTTGGTTGCAAGTATCTCTCGACCTCCCAGAAGCGGACTGTCTGGTCCAACTACTGGCCTGGTTCGGATACCAGCAACAACGTGGAAGCTTACGTGATCACGGATCCGAACGCTCAGTTCCTTGTCCAGTCCGGCAATGGTGGCCCTGTCACCTTCGCGTCGGTCGGCAATAACATCGGCTTCGGTGTGGGTGCGACCAATGGCAATACCTCCAACGGTTTGTCTACCTACTACGCTGATTTCTCCACGATCAACACCACCAACACCCTTCCCTTCCGTATCATCGGACTTGCTGGTTATGCTTCTTATGGCACGAACCCGCTATCCGGCCAGAACGGATATGACACAACCACGGCTTACAACAGCGTGATCGTCGCGTTTAACAACGTAGCGACCAAGTCGTTGACCGGCATTTAAGGAGTAAGGACCAATGGCTGTTAATCTTTCAGCGATTAAAGACCTTCTCCTCCCCGGTCTCCGTGGGATTGAAGGCAAGTACGAGATGATTCCGTCTCAGTACGACAAGATCTTCACCAAGCACGACTCCAAGCTGGCGCTTGAGCGTACTGCTGAAATGCGTTACCTCGGGCTTGCCCAGCTTAAGACCGAAGGTGGCCAGACCTCCTTCGACAACTCGGCTGGCGAGCGTTACGTGTTCAACCAGGAACACACTGAGATTGCGCTTGGCTACGCGATTACTCGCAAGGCCATCGACGACAACCTCTACAAGACCCAGTTCCACCCTTCGAACCTCGGCCTGATTGAGAGCTTTCAGCAGACCAAGGAAATCTACGGGGCGAACATTCTCAACACCGCGACGACGTATAACTCGGCGGTTGGCGGCGACGGCGTGGCTCTCTGCTCCTCCTCGCATCCCATCGACGGCGGTACGGTTGCCAACACGCCCACGGTTCAGGTTGACCTCAACGAGGCTACCCTCCTGAATGCGATGATCGCCATCCGCACCGGCTTTAAAGATCAGGCCGGTCTGAAGGTTTTCGCCCGTGGTCGTAAGCTTATCGTTCCCCCGCAGCTTGAGCCTATCGCTATCCGCCTGACGAAGACGGAACTGCGCCCCGGCACTGCGGACAATGACGTCAATGCGATCCTTACGACGGCCGGTGGCCTGTCTGAAGGTTACCTGGTCAACGACTTCTTGACCTCCGCATATGCGTGGTTCTTGCTGACCAACATCGACGGCTTGTCGTATATGGAACGCATTGGTTTTGAAACCGATATGCAAGTGGACTTTGTAACTGACAATCTTCTTGTCAAGGGTTACGAGCGTTACAGCTTCGGTTACTACAACTGGCGTTCGATCTACGGCAGCTTCCCGACCTCGTAACCGTAGGAGAAGGCGCAATGGCTAACACAGCTTTCTCCGGGCCGTTGATGGTGTTCGGTCAGAACCCATCACAGCCTTCGGATTACAATCCCGATGTCGGCGGCATGTCCATGTTTATTGGCGGCGCTGGCATCATGGATCCTCGCACGGTTTACACCTATTTTCCGGGTGAGAGCCAGGCGGCTTACGACTATGGATGGCTTGGGTTCGATAACATCACGACGATTAATGCAGTGCCTTATACTAAGGCAACTGGTGCTATTGTCGCGTCTGCCAACGCTACTTCCGCTACTCTGACGCTTGTTTCGGCGGGTTCCGCTACGACTGGCGTCAATATCACCACCACTATGGCGCGCGGTGATACCAACGCAGTGGATGCTGGGCCGCTGGTAGCTCTTGATGCCTATACCTCTGTAACTGCTTCGTTTTCAAACGGTGTGATGACGATCACCGCGAACAGCGCGATGCCGGTTGCTCCGGGTATGGTTGTGGTTTCAACTTCTGGAACCGTTTCGCAGGGAACTGCTGCCGGTACTCAGGTTGTAAACCAGCTCACGGGCGGTACTGGTGGCCAGGGTGTTGCTGGAACTTATCAGACTAACGGTAACCTGACGGCTACGTCGGGAACGGTTGTTCTAGCTATCTCAACTCCCAGTCAGTGCATTGTTCTTAACAATGCGCAGACTCCCAGCGATGTCGCTTGGAATGCTATGACCCTGTACGGTCGCGCGGTTGCGGTTACTGCCGCTTCTGGCGCTACTGCTACTACGGCCACGGTAAACGGCTATGACAGCTACGGTTTCCCGATGACGGAAGCCATTACTATCACTGCCGGTTCGCAGGTATCTGGTAAGAAGGCGTTTAAGTACATCAAGTCTGTCGTGCTCAATGCGGCGGATGCGACCCATGCTTACTCGGTAGACACCACCGATATCTTCGGGCTTCCGATTCGTTCGGACAGCTTTGGCGATGTTCTTGTCAACTACGCTTCGTCGTTGACCGGCGTCACGCTGATTACCGCTGCCACCACCTACGTTGCTAGTGACCGCACTACGGCTACTTCGACAACGGGCGATGTTCGGGGCACTTATGGTGCTTTCACGTCCTCTACGGGCGCGAACAAGTTGATCATTCGCCAGTCACCGCAGGCATACATGACCACAACGGCTAACCCCGGTCTGTATGGCGTCACTCAGTACTCTGGCTTCTAAGGAGTAGACCATGAAGGGTCATAAGGCACACCATCACGCCAAGCGCAAAGCGCACGGCGGTGACATTGAGTCCCCCATGCACGGCACTGATGAAGCCGCCATGGATCTTCGCACCAAGCCGGAGCCCCGGACAAATGCGAAGCACATCGACGACGAAGCTGAAGAAATGCACGCCAAGAAGCATGGCGGCCGTACCAAGCGCAAGC